ACGTTCATCGGCTGGATGATACCGTGACGGCCCTTTTGAACCGCCGAACCCTTACCGACTTTTTGAAAGTAGGCAGTGCTGCCGTTGACGTTGTTGATGGTGCGAACAGTACCACGAAGCTTGGAGCCTTGACGCTGATATGCGAAATGCACATCCTTTTCGTACTGCTTGATGAATGCCTGATCAATTGTGTTGGACATTTAAAATCCCTTTCGGTTACTGGATTCTCTGTTGTTTGCCGGGGTAAAGTTTTGCGTATCCGTCCTGCACCTGTTTGAAGAAGGCTGTGTCTGACTGGTACCGGGGATCTTGTTGCATTTCGTCGAGCTTCTGCTGTGTGATCGCATTCGCGCCCGCACCGGCATCGCCTGTTTTGATTGAGGGACCGGCAGCAATGCCGATCAGTTTTTCTATGGCTTCGACACCTGCGGCAGTCATCGCCGCGCCACTCAGGGCTTCGGCTTGTTCAGGGGAGAAATTGGCTTTCAGGTAAGCATCGACAGCGCCAAGACGATCATCGGCTTTCTCGCCAAGCTTGGCTTTTTCGGTTTTGTAAAATTCTTCGGCTTCGGTTTGCGCCTGTTGCGCCTTCGCCATTTCGTGCTGGACGTAAGGCGTCAGGATTTCATTGACGAAACCTTCCTGATCCAGACCTTTGGCATGCGCCAGATCGCGGCCCAGCTTGGCCAGTTCGGAATCGGCCTCGAATGTGAAGCCCATGCCTTCCGGCATTTCAAAGGTTTCAGGGAGTTTCAGTTCGTACTTGTCAGGCGATTCCGGGCGCTTTGACAGCGCCGCTTCCTGATCAGTTTTGAATTTATTGAGGTCGGCATACGACTTGACCAGATCGTCAACCTTGACGGCCTTGGCTTCAGCGTCCCAGAAGCTTTCGGGCAAACCTTCCGGCAAACCCTCGGGTGCGGCTTTCTGCTCCGGGGTGTTTGTCCCCGGCTGGGCTGGTGTATCGGCTGAGTTGTTCTCTTGTCCGTCCGGCATCTTGTTCCTTGCGTCCACGCGCAATCCTTGTTTCAATCTCGTGAACAAGGTGACGCATTCCCTCTAAGTGCCTCAACGCACTTTCCGGAGCAGACGGGGGAAGAACTCTTTCTTTTGATTTTTGACGAAGCCAGATAAGGATTTTATGCCCCTCTGTTGTCAGGAAGATTTGCGCCATAACCTCGTCAATCGGATCAGGGGCGGCGTCGTCTTCTCTGCCTTTTACCCGCTTGCGCTGGTCAAGGTCATCCCATGACATTGCCAGCCCCCTGCGGCGCTGTTTGGGCAGCGCGATACTGTTCGATCAAAGCTTTAAGTTCTGACTTGTTGCCAAGGATACGGGCGTCGATCCCCATATGCTCAGCGACGAAGAAGGCAAATTCTCCGGGGTTTACCACCAGCTGCGCCAGCTCAGGGCCAAGCGCCTGATTGAGTACGCCCAGATATTGCTGCGCATTCAGGGCTGTTTCCTGTCTTTGTGCGCGGATCAGCGGGCTGGTCGGATTCAGCGATATCATTTCGCCATTCAGCTTGACGGCAGGAAGAACGCCACGTTTCCCGAGCAGATAGGCAAAGCGCTTGTAAATCGGTATCTGCCATTCAGTGACCAGACGGCCAGCGGGCGCACCCATGCGGCGGGCAGCTTGTGCCGCTTCATCCAGCCATTGGGCGGCAGTCGGCGGCGTTTTGCCTTCCTGATTGGGTTTGTCCTGAAAGAAACCGCGCTTGATCTGGCTGTCCAGTTCCTGCTTCTCAAAATATCCGGCATCAAAGCGCGAGCCGGATTCAAGGATTTTGATTTCAGAACCGGGCGATTTCGGGATATGCGTTCCCGGCGCAATGCCCTGTTCCATGTTGATCACGCCGTCATCGTCATACGTGCTGGCCGGATCGACGGCATAATCCAGATTTTTCAGGATCAGTTCTTTGAGCAGGTTGGCGGTTTTGATGTTCGGCAGCTGCAGATAGCCGGGGCCAATGCCCCAGGCGGTGGAATTATCTGTCATCCAGCGTCCGACGATCATCGGGCAGGAACCGTCGCCCTTGTATTGACCGGATGCCAGCTTGTGCTTTCCGACATAGGCGGCATAGCGGTAAACCTCGTCACCGCGCACAGAATAATCGCGCCACATTGTTTGACGGACGCACATTTCGACGCCGGGGCCAGCTTTGATTTCCCGCATCAGGTCGGGATTATTCTGCGCTTCCGGCCACATGTACGGGATTTGATCCGCATATACGGGCAGGTCATAGGCTTTGGTATCGAGGGTCTTGTACGGACCGCGCGCGATCAGAACTTCACTGACAGCAATGGACTCGCAATGGATCGGGGCGGAAATGTCCACGTCCTGAATGACCATCGCCATGGTGCCGTGCGACAGGTCCATATAGCTTTCGATGGCTTCGGAATAGAAGTTCGAACGGCGAATTTCGGAAAATATAACCTCGTTGTACTGCGCGATCTGCGGCCTGACAACTTCGGCATCGGCCAGCCCCAGCGTGTTTGACGGCACCGGGTCCATCCAGTGCGCATGCTGCGGGGTGAACGTAAACAGCATATCGCTGGCAAAATCCTGCAGGGCGTCCGGCGCTGTGTTGTCGAAGACTTCATCAACATACTGGTCGCTCCAGCTGTTGCCTTCCTTGTGCCGCCACGGCATGGCCAGCCGGTAATAATCATCCAGCCTGCTCTTGTGATTGTCCTTATCGGACTGAGCGCGCTTCAGGCGCTTTTCGGCTTCCTGTACGTCCGGATCATCACTTGCGAATTTGTTATTAAATCCCTGCATCAGCTACCGCCCAGCAGGGAACGAAGGGCCACATTGGAAAAGCCGGTGGAACCCTTTGACAGCAGAGAACGCCGTCCGGTGCCGCCTGCCATTACCAAGGTCTGTTTTTTTAAGGATTCCTGAACTTGGCGGGTGCGTTCTGCCTCTGCCCGTTCCTGTTCCTTTTTGCGCTGTTCCTGCAGCGCCAATTCCTCAGCTGACGGCCCTGCCGGTTTTGGATTTGACAGTATGCTTCCCATGTTCAATCTCGCTTCCGAATGCTGGCTCTGCGCCTGCCCGTACAAGATCGCGATAAAGGGCGAGTGGGGTCAACGCACAGGACTTGAACCCGATCAAATGCTTGATTGCCGGGACGCAATAAAACCGCCATTGGCCGAAAAGGAATTTCGCGCTTCCGGGTTTTACTTTCAGCCAATATCCGTTTTGCTTGACCAGAAGGATCAGCAAATCCACGCGCCGATCATCAGCGGGCATGATCTCGATAACAGTGCCGTGCAGGTTTGGATCATAGAGAACATAGGCATGCAGGTCCGGATCGTACCCAAGCGCCAGAACATGACGGAATTTCGGACGGGAGATAAAATCATGCCACTGCCGGGCGCGTCCCCCATGATCCCCGGCAAATCCAATGTACCAGCGCGTAATCATGTTCCTGGCTCCCTGATTGGCCGCATCGATACGATCTTGCCGTGGATGCAGGCCCCACGGTCATTCCAGAAAATCAATCGATCCCCCACTTTTCCTTCTCCCAGGCGTTCCGCTGTTACGGTATATGGGCCATGCTCTTGCAGGCCGGTTGCGAGAAGAACTTCAAACATTTCTGCATCAAGCGGGAATGGCAGAATTTCCGTCATCGAAGCCCCCTTCTGCGCTGCCTCTGTCTTTCGAATGGATTGGCCTTTACTTTTGACGAAACCACCGGCTTCGGCTTATCCGCCACATTCGTCAGTACCGCCCGGCCCTCGCCTGCACCCAGCAGCATGTACTGGAAAGCATCGGCAATGTGCGAATACTGGTTCTTGTCCGGCAGATCGGAATATTTGGCGGAACCAGAAACCCGGACCCGTTTGTATTGGTAGCCGCCGTTCATCGCCGCCAATATGGTTTTGCAGGACGGATCAATCAGCAGGCCCGGCCCGGTGTTCATATCATTGTTCCGGCCCAGAACAGCCTCGACAGCCTCAAGCCGGACATTCAGCAGGTTATTGATATAGGCCTTGGTAATCCTTAAGCCGTTCGCCCGGAACACCGTAAACGGCGTATCATCCGAGGCCTGTCCCTGATCATCCCCGGCTGGATCTCCGAACAGCGCCACTTGCCGACCCGGAAAGCGCGCAGCCAGTTCCCGCTTTAGCAACGGCGCAAAACGGTTGGCCCCCATGTTGTAGGCCTGCAGTTCATGCAGAATCCGCCACTGCCCACCGACACATTGCCCGAATACGGCAGCCGGAGTCCGGCCAAAATCCACCCCGACATAAATCACCGGGCCATCAACGGCCTCAAGTTTCTCTTTCGAGCGGTGGATATCTTCGCGGAAGGTTTCAAAGACCGGCTTGCCCTCAACCAGCTTACCCAGCTCATTCAGAATGTTAATCCGTACCCATGACGGCTTCTTGGCTTTGATCGTGTTTTCGTAATAGTTCGTCGGCAGGTTCGATAAATTCTCAGCCAGCGGGTTTATCGCGTACCCGGTCTGCTTCCCGTTATCATCAAACGTCCGAACCATCGCCGCAGGCTGCATGAAGAACGACCAGGTATCAGGCTTGGTATGCGCTTCGATATCTTCTTCCGTGAAATGCTCCGGGAACGGCACGTCGCCCCGCATGATCGGCAACCAGTGATCTTCTGACGGCGCGTTCGTATCCGCCACAATCCCGTGCCATGTCGGCCACTGATCGTCCGGCACAGAATCCGGCTTGTACTTCTTCCCCGGATATCGACCCGTCCGGCCTGTTGCATCATCGATAATGCCCCGGTCAATCTCCCGCACCTCGTTGAAATAGATCCAGGTACATTCCAGCGACAGCAGCTTCTTCCGGTCTTCCTCATCATCAAGCGCCAGAAACAAAACTTCGCAATCCACATCGCCGACCTTGATATGCTGCTTGAAAGGCCGGTTCATCGTAATCTCGCCATACACGTTTTCCGGAAACCAGTCCTTCCACGTATTCAGCGTTGTGTTCTTCAAATCGGTATAAGTGTTCCGGACAATAAACCCACGCGTCCTGCGTATCCCATCAATATCCGGTGCCTGCTGTGTCGCCGCGTTCCAGCACTTCCCCACACATACCGCCGCCGTCTTCCCACTACCCCACGGCCCCTGAATAATCTGCACATGACTCCGACACCGGATAAAATCCCGCAGCACCTTGCCGTCAGGTCTAAACACTTTCATCGGGGGCTTGTCAGGCGTTTGCTCACTCATGCCATCAGACTGACACCAGCAGCAATTTCACCCAACGCACCGACAGGCAAAACCACAAACCCTCAAACTTTCAGGAAAAATTTCTGAAACATCAAACCGAATAATTGGGGGGAGGAACACGGGGAACCCCCACCCGGTGCGAAGTGGCGCGAATTTCCGCCCCGGGGTGCCTCAGATCGCGCTTTCGATGCGAAAAGTCATGCGTTCAACCGCTGAGAATGTTGAACGGCTCTAGCTAAGTCATTCAGATACTTCAATAAACTCGGCGTCAACCACTCGATCAGTTATCGATTGGCTGGGCTGCGCTGTGTCTGACAGGTCAATCACATAGCCCGGTGTGAAGGTGACAGAACCGCTGTGTTCGTGCTTGATCTTGGTAGCGGG